TTCCCATAGTAACCGCCATAGACATCACGGCTAGACAGCCTGCCCTGCACATGATGCAGCACCTGTTGATCACCCAAATAAATCGCTGCATGGTTCGGCAACGGTGAAACCAGATTCATCAAAATCAAATCACCGCGCTGCACCTCCTCAAGCGGAATCTTGCTAAACCCTTCCGCAGCAAAGTTGTCCATATACAAGTTCTCACCACGATCCCAGAACTTGTCGCGCCGGTCATAGTCCCGCAGCTGGATGCCGTACTCTCTTGCGTACCAGTCACGGACAAGCGTGTAGCAGTCCACCACGCCAAACACAAACTCACGTCCCACATACGGCAGCTGAAACCCTGTTGGCTCGCAGTAACCCCAGCCTTCAGTGTTTGGGTTGACGATGAACCATGGCAGCTCTGACTTTTCGCACGCAACGCGATCAGCTGTTGATGGCTCAGGGTTAGTTTTCGGGTGGCTGTGAACGATGGCGATCACCTCGCCTTGATCCTCTACTTCGTTCCAACCGCTAAGAACAAAGTGCTCATCAGGTGTTTCAGCAATGTTCTGGCACGGGAAGTACTTGCGCCGTCCTTTGACTACAGCAACCAAGCCGCAACACTCGCGTGGTGTTTCAGCCTTGGCGTGCTCCAGAATCTCAGCCTTCATGGCTGGGGATAGACGCATCACTTGGTCAGACCCGCTCCAGGGAATGAGCCAAACGGTAGTTCAGCGTTTTCGCCAAACCGCAGCTTGCAGCTAGCAACCCGTTTGCCGCAGACATCCTCAGCCAACGTGCTGACTTCGTTCCCGTTCACGTCGTAATAATCAGTGCCGGTGTAGCTGCATTCACTACTGCGGTACTTCCACTGGCAGATGTTGGCGATAATCTGACGACGCGGAATCTTCTGACCAGCTAGATCAAACTTGCTTGCCAGCTCAAACGTCACGCTGTCTCGTGTTTCGCTGGATTTACGGTCGATAAACCACCGCTCATCTGGGAATCGAGCGTTTGGATCAGCCGTTGCGTTGGTGACCACGACGTTGAACTCAAGGTTGTCGCTGCCTTGTGTGACCAGAGAATCACCGCCTTGTGTGATGGCAAGCTTGTTCGAGCCAAAGTTGTCGCTGTCTAGATACTTAGCGAGCGTGCGGATGCGCCTGACTTCCGCTCCACCGAGGTCATTGCCAGCTGTTGTTGCGTTGACCAGCAACAGCAGTGCTGTGATGGTGCTGCTGAGGTTGCTGACGGTCAGTGTTGGTCGGGGCAGCGTTCCGGTGTTGCTGTACTCAAAGCCATCAGCCTTAATCGGAACACGCGAATAAGTCTGTGAGTCAAAAACAATGTTGCTCTCGCCAAACTCGTTAGTGCCAGCGTGGAAGTAGTAAATGTCGTTGCTGCCGTGTAACGCTGAATCAAGCCTTAGCTGAAACAGCTCAATAATTGCGCTGGGGTTGGAGATCGCAAGATCGCCATACGTTGCTGAAATAGCAGTCCAGACACACGTCCCATCAGTAACGGTGTCGCCAGCAGAGTTAGGCCACTCAGGTTCTGAGCTTGCTGACGTACCAGCAGTTGTGCACCGAAAAAACAGACCAGTGCCTTCATCGCCGGTAGAACGACGAACGTCACCGACAGAAAATGCGGTGCTGGCTGCCCAAGCTGCTATTGCCATTACGGTTCAAAAACTTGGCGGAACGTTGCTTGGATTGTGGCGCGGTTTGCAAAGGGAATCGACTTAGTCCATTCATCACACACCCATTTGTATGTGTCTGACTCGTCTGGTGGTGACCAATCGAAAGCACCGTTGTCAGCCGCGCGAGCGTCTAAAAACGTTTCAATCGTGTCAGAGTCAGTCTCTGTCAAATTGACAAAAGACAGGGTCCAAACCTTCGGGTTTTGGTTGATGCCATAGCTCAAACGTTTTTCAAATCCGTCACCGAATCGCACTGTGCGCACGTTGGGCTGGCTTGCCTTTTGCGCACCGTAGTCAGGGTCAATAGAGGGAAAGGTTGCCATCAGCTTGCAAGTAAACCGCCAGGGCGTTTTTGTTTTACCAATTCTTGCTGAACAGCAATGCCAATGGCCTTGCCCAGTTGTGACGCCTGAGCGTCATTACCTTCAACAGCAGAACCCGTGGCGTCAACATTGACTGTCACGCTACCCACGCCACCGCCTGAAGTCTCAACACCAAGGCGACCGCCACGGCCACGGCGCAAGGGAAGCACGGCTTCAGGGCCAGCCTCACCCATGAGCGCCATGGTTGGCCTGCCGATGTACCCGCCCTTGGCATAGGGCACGATGCCGTTTTGAGCGAACACGTTGCCCTTGGCGCTTGGGATTAGATCCACAAGCCGGCCCACACCTGACCGCAGGAACATGCTGGCGAACGTTCGCAGAAGGCCAGACAACGATTGACCAAGAGTTTTTGTGCCGTCAATCAGACCCTCAATGGCGCTGGTCATTTGGTTGGCAAGCGTGTCTTTGACCTGATCAAGGGTGATCTTGTATTTGTCGGTTTTTTCATTCAAGTTATCTTGCGCGTCCGCCAAACCATTGACAGCGTCCAAACGGTCAAGAGTGTATTGAGTCAGCAAGTTGCTTTGCGCAAGCTCAAGGTTGTTTCCTGTAACACCGTCTTCTTTAAGTTGTTGAATCGCAAGGTCATAACCCAAATCAACTTCAGCAAGCCTGTTCCCTGCAAGCCTTGCAGCATTGATCTCTTTTGTAAGGCGCAGCACCTCGGCAGAGACCTGCACTGGCGTTTTAGTTGTTGTGCCTTTAGTGCCTTTTGTTCCTGTTGTGCTGCCAGGAGTTATTTGAACAGGACTAAATCCGCCAGCAGTGCGCTGGAAGTAACTAGCCCCAGCCTCTGAAGAGCCGAACAAAACCTTTTGCTGCGCTTGCATGTCCTTAAAGAACTGCGAGCGGGTGTCTTCTAAACCAACTTGAGCAACATTTAAAGCCTCACCAAACTTGCCCTGTCTGACAAGGTTTGCAATGGCCACCAAATCTGTTAGGACTCTTGTGAAGAACCTCATTGACTGAACAAGACCTAAAACAACCGCGCCAACACCACGCACGCCGATCTCAATGGTTTTGAACAGCGGGCCAAAATCAGTGCCGCTGTCGAACAAATCGCTGAACACCTCAAGAATGGCGTTCAGTGCTGGCAGCAGTGCGTCAGCCAGCTGCATCCTGAAGCCTTCAAATTGAATCTGCAGGATTGAAATTTGGTCGTTGAAATACTCTGCGTTTTGCGCAAAGTTCTCGCTGGTTTCGTAATTGAAACGCTCAAGCGCCTCAGTGCCGCCATTCAACAACGTAATCAACTTTGAACCTGACCGGCCAAAGATGTCCATTGCAATGGCTGCCTTCTCTGGGCCATTGGGCAGATCTGCAAACTTGTCTGCAATCTCGCCCAGCAACTGATCAGAAGGCTTAAGACTGCCGTCTGCTTTCTTAACGCTCAGCCCCAGCTTTGCGTAAGCCTCTGAGTAGGTTTTGACGCCATCAGCCGCCTCACCCTGCGTGCGTGCCAGCGTCCGCAGACCTGTCTCAAGGTCGCTCTGACTAACATCAGCCAGCTTGCCTGCGTTGGCGTAAGCCTGCAGCTTGTCAGCCGCGATGCCTGTCCTGGTGCTCAGCTTGCCGAACGCATCAGCTGAATCAATCGCACCTTTTACAAACGCACTAAAACCTGCAACAGCAGCAGCAGCAAACAACGCCTTGAACGCGCTGCCAACGCCACGCACAGCCATGCCAAGATTCTTGGCCTTGCCCTCAACCCCCTGCATGGAGTTGCCGAGGCGCTTGATATTGTTTTCGCCCTTGGTCTTGGCGTCGATTAACAGACCAAACTTGGCAGCCATTTATTTGCTCTCCTTGTTCAGGATCTTGACCGCCACAGCCTCCATGACCTGCAAATTCTCAAGCACGGTCGGCTGGTCCTCGACTTCATACAGTCTAAACAGCCATTCAACAGCTGAATAGTCCAGCCCGCAAACGCCTGCAGACGTTGTGCGCCATTGCGTCTGGCAACGCAGGAACATTTCAACAGCAGGCCAGTTATCAGGCCACACCTCAAAATCTTGAGGCGCATCAGGTTCAGGTAGAGCCAAGCCAAACGCCTTGGCATCAGCCATCAGCTCTGACTTGTCATCAGGGCCGCTGAATAGATACTCAACGGCCTCCTCTAGTTTTTTCTCTTGGCTCCCTGCTTGCTTTCCAGATAAGCGCCAGCAATCGCGCTAGCCATCATCGGCACGTCGAGCAGCTCGTCACGCTTGGTGATGCTGTAAGGCAGTTCCTTGCCGTCTTCATCCTCAACACCTGCCCAGCCTGACATCACCTCGCGAGCAATCTCAACGTCAGAAAGGCTGCCCTCACCGCTCAGCTCAGCAATCTCCAGCAGACGGCTTTGCGTCAGGTCTTTGAACTCAACATCAAAAGTGACCCGCTCGTGCTTGCCCCCATCAACAGGGACATCCACAGAAACGGGCCACTTGTA